AGATTTTCAATTAATAGTTTCATAATCTTAAAAATTTACTGTGTTTATACTCGTCCGTTAGGCACAATACTACGTTAGCATTTTTACCATTTCACTTCTGTATTTTATAGCCGATTCTTCGGTATATTTTTCAAGCATAATTAAAGCTTTTTCTTCTTCGTTAAACCCAAGTTTTATTGATGCAGTTACACCTTCTAAATCTGTTCTAACTTCAACCTCATAGTTATCATCTTCGTCATTGTAATTCAATGTCAATAAAACTTGTTCGTTGTTTTCTAATTCAATCAATTTTGCGAATTTACTCATATCGTAATGTGCCTAACAATGTGTATAAGCAATAGCTGTCAGGCGTTTTTACTATTGCAGTTGTTTAATATTTAATTTCAGTTCTCTTTACTTGGTTCGTGCGGGCTACTGCTCATACACTCGTCCGTTATGTTTAATTAAAAACAATAGTAGCTTTACTCAACATAGTTTCATAAACTTCAATCATACCTTTTGCCCAGTTCGGGAAATCCTCGTCTGTTTTGGATTTAGAAATAGATACTTCAACGCTATTAAGTTTTATGCCTACTGCTTTAGCTACGTCTTTATTTCTCCATTTTAAAGCCTTTTTCATTGCTTTATATCTTTCGTGGTAGTTTCTCATAGATTCATAGTTTTTATCATTATATAGAACTGTTCCCACATTGCCACAGTCCATTTTAAACTTTGATTTTTTATCGCTTTATCTGATGATTCACAAATAGCCTTAAAAACCAAAGGGTATTTTTCTTTGAAAGAATATTGTAATTGATTTATATCGGATTCATTCATAGTGTTTTATTTTTAAAGCCCTAATTTTTTTAAGGCTTTTTGTTCTTGATTAAAAGATTTCATTGTATGTCCGCTTACTTGGCTATAAACACTAAAAAATCCAAAATCTAACTCAGCACCTATAAATTCCCAAGTAGCGAAAGTATGTTCTGTCATTTGGATAGTTACATAAGTTGCTAATTTTTCGTAGTACTTACCATAACCATAACAAGCCTTGCAATCCTCAAAAGTTTCGTATGCTCTAACTTGTTTACCGACATTTGTAAAAGCTTCTATTTTCATTCCCTTTGCTTTAGCCGATTCTATTAATTCTGTAAAAGTTGCCATATCGTTTGTATTTTAATTATACCGCTAATATACGAATATTTTAAAGTTAAAAACAAATAAAACTTAATTTATTTAAAGTATTTATGTGTTTTTTAACATTTATAGCGTAAAAATAAACATAACACTACCTATAAACACATATTTTCGTACCTCAAATACGATGTTATAGCTCTACCCGTTGTAAGTAATTTATATGCAACTAAAGCAATCTTTACAAACTTCGTGTAGTTGGTCATCGTTTTGTCCGCTTTTTTTCTCATTACAGGAATGGCATATAAACTCCGTACAACACGGTATATAATTAATGGCTTTTAATGTCATTTCTACACAATCATTGATTAATGCGTCATCGAGTGCATCAATGTTATGTTTTTTAATCAAAGTAAATTTAATTTCTGCTAATATTTCGTTTTTTGTTTTCATCTCTATTTATTAAGTTAAGTTATTAATTTACGCCACTAATCATATACCAGTACCGTTAGAGTTAATATTTGGCTCAAAAGTCATAGATCGCGTGCTAATTAGCAGTAATACCGTAACTTTTGTAAAGTTTACCTAAGTAAATCAAGCCAAAAACTAACAATAACAATGCATAAAAAAAATAACTACTTTAGATTTTCTAATTCAATTTGTAGTTCAGCTATTTTAGTAATTAAAAGCACAGTTACATAGTCTTGGTAACTACCTTTTTTGTATGTTTTTGGGTCTATTGTACTATTTATAGTTTGTTGCATCTCTGCTTGTATTTGTTCAGCTCTTTTAGCTACTTTGTTATTTACTTTTATCATTTTTATTAAATTTAGTTCTTAATTTTCCGTTACTTTTCTTATGCTAATTCATTGTGTGTAATGCTAGTCATAGCCATATTCAGAACTTACTTCTTCCATAATTTCTTCAGTACTATCACAAACAAAAGTTTCTCTCCAACTTCCGTAGCACCAAATTTCACAAAGCCATTTATTTTCTTGCCACCAAACCTTGCCATTAAAATTCCATCCAGCATATCTACTAAATAGTTCTTTGCCTTTTATGGCTTGTTCCGTTTCCTTGTCTATTCCTCTATCAAAGTTGCTCATAAGTTCATCACCGTCAAATTCAGAGAAACTTTCGGGTAATCTAGTCGCACTACACACAACAACAGGTATAGTGCATTGCTTAGTTTTTGCGTTTTTGTTATCTGTATTCATATTTCAAAGTTTTTGTGTTATTAACTAAGTTTCGTGCTATAAGGTCGCAACGACACCATACCCAAACCGTTGTGGTGCATTTTTAGAAGCAACCATTTTCTTGACATCGGGAATATGGTCTAAAAACGTCCACTTCGCCACCACAACACAGCATATAAATCATAGCCTAAGTAGGTGCTTCATTCGATGGTTCAAGCGTATCATCTTTTTCTTTTATTTTTTCTTCCCACGCTTTTAGGTGCGTAATTAAACTATCTACGTTGCCTTGATACTTCTTAGGGCAACGATTACGGGAAACGCTACTTTCGTTTCCCGCTAAATATCTGCTTAATCCTACCCAGTTGATTAAATCTTCCATTAATTCCAATAGTTTCTTTTTCTACTTCCTTGAGTTCTTACAGCTTCATTCATTTCTTCAGAGTCAACTGTATAAAATTCATCTTTGTAATCTTCAAAAGTTTCCCAGCTATTTTCCCAGTTTTCAGAGTTTTCTTTTGCATCTACATAAGCCATTGCTTCTTCTTGGCTATTAAATTCATTTACTACTTTGTTGTTGTTTGTTCCGTCAATTAAAAAATAAGTTTTCATAATATTTGTTTTAATGTTGTTAGCGTTATTGCTTATACAAATATACAAGGATATTTGAAATAAATAACACAAAAAGTGTTAAAATTTCAAATACCCTTGAATTTTAACATTTGTAAAGGGTTTTGCTACGCAATTTGCCAACGCTAAAAAAAAATAAAATAAAAAGGGCAGGTGATTATTTTTAGGTTGTTGGTTTTCAAGGACTACAATTCATATGCGTAGAACGTTATGCACCATTACCATTGGTGGTTTAGGTAGTGACATCCAATGCGTTACTAATCCATGTGTTAAAAAATTAGCATCTAATCTTCTATCATTTACGGCAGGTTTATGAGTGTATCTCACTGCAATTTCCATTGTTTCTATCATTTGAGCAGGTCTTTTAACCATTACCAAGTATTTTTTAATATCGGTTGGTAAGCGCTCATCTGTCTTAATCCATTCCATAATTTACTGATTTTACACTAACCGTTATCGGTAATTTATATACACTTTATAGCCTAGTTTGGTAAGTATTGCTGTTAATGCATTTTTGCTATCTTCTGCATTTTGTTCATCTAATTTCTCACCGTTTAAGGTTATATCTTGCCCGGAATTATAACAGCACCCATCACCGCAATTATAATCCCAATCTATTAAATCAATTTCTAATAAACTACTGCTAACACCGTATAAAGCTAATTGTTCTTTATGGTATCTTATTTGGTCTCTATGTAATATTTCTATAATCTCTTTTTGCCTATCTTCTCCAAATACGCTAAGTAATTCTTTTAATCTAATTTCGTCTTTTTGTTCAGTCATAATTTATTTTTTAAGTTCTTAATTCACGTACTTGCCCTTAAACTATATATAATTAATAAGGCTATTTAGGTCTTTTAATTAATCGAAACAACCTTAAAAAACCTCTAAACCTGACTAGGCATTATCATAAAATAAATCCCCTCTTTAGTTCTTGTTTCTTCTATTGTAACCTCTTGTCTTTTTTTATTCTCGTATCTTATAGGAGATACTTCTTTAAATGGTTTAAAATTATACTGGATGTAATTGATAGTTTCTTTAGGTTTATATTTAAAATTCTTCATTCTATAATACCTTTCTTTATTTTTTTTTAAAGTACAGTCTATACAATAAGTTCCTACGTTATTCTTTTTTGTTATATCAGTGTAAAACCTATCCATTTCCTTTATCTCTAAACAATTAGGACAATTTTTATTTGTTTTATTTTCCATAGTTATAGTTATTAATATAAATTAACCATTCTAAATAGTTTTTTTTCGGTTTACTTGGATATACTGTTTTCATAACATTTCGTTTTGTTGTGTACAAATATAAATATAAATATGTAACTTACAGCACAAAAGTTAAATAATATTATTTATTTTTAACCCCAAATTATATACTTTGTTATAGCACATTAGCAAAAAGAGTTAATTGCTTATTTATACTTTTTGTAAACTTTTTTAATTGAACTTTATCAAAATTATAGTTCACTATTTCATCTATTACAAGTGCAAATTTATCGCCTTCATATAATGCTTTTAAATAACGTGCTAATCCAAAGTAAAGCTTTTACACTCCGCTCATTTAATATACCAATCACGTTTTTAATTCAATTCTTTTTGCAATTTAACTATTTGTATTTGTTGAATGGTTAGCTCTTTTCTCATTCTTTTAATCTCGCTTTCTAAATCACTATTCAAGTCTAAAGATAATTGAATTAATAATATAGCGTTGTTAATACTCCAAAACATTGTGCGAGTACTTGGGGGCATCCTTTGGAATACCTGTTCCCTTGTGTACATCTCTAATCCTTTATCGTTTAGTTGGTACTTTCCATATCTGTTTAAAACTTGTTCTTTAGTGATAAACAATTGATTTTTCAAAAAAGTAATTTCATCGACTGTAAAGGACTTTAAAATATTTTCGGGGTTATCTATTATAAATCTAGTAAAAGTATCTGTATTCATCTAAAAAGGGGTTATATCGTTATCTGTTGGCACTAATTTATCTGTAAAGTCAAACTCGTTATTCGGTTTTAAAACTTTTGGTTGTTCTTGTTTAATAATTCCAGCTGGTCTAAATTCGTTTAAAGGGTCTAGTTTCTGGTCGTTAAAAAAAGTATTAGGATCTAAGATGTTTATATCTACATAACTGTAACCTAAACCTTTGTTGAACTCAAAACACAAAGGAGCATCTTTCATTGTTTGCCCTCCTCCTGTTTCGGTGTCTTTAACCTTAACGACCTCAACTTGTGTAAACCATTTCAAATGCTCGTGATTTGTAAGCCTGTGAAAAACATTGAAGTTATCCGCTCTACTCGCCCATTGTTGCCCACCCTCAATATGTGATTTAATTGGCGGCATAACAAAACCGTTTAACTCGTGGTCTTTAGGATATTGCCTTCTACTTGCTTCTGTAACGGTGTGAGCAGAAACATAAACCGTTTTGTCTGTTTGATTACAAAACTTTCTAATGTCGTTTGAAATTCTATAAGTACTTTTAGTAGTTCCAAATTGCTCCTTGTGTTCTAAACCGTTTAAAGGGTCAATAAAACAAACATCGCTTTTAGTGTCAGCGTAAAGGTCAAGTAGTTCTTTATGCGAGTAAAGATTGTTTCTATCTATCCAGTTAAAATATCTTTCGATTATTAACTTCCCCCTTTGTACTTCCTTGTAAGTTATATCTGTTAGTTTACGACCGTAGTACATTTGTATTAACTTTCTCTTTTGTTGTTCGGGTTTATTTTCCCCACTCCAAATATCAAAATTTAAATCGTGTTTTAAGGCTAGAACTAGAAAGTACCATAAATAAAAATCTGTCTTACCAACGTTGTCAATTCCGATTCCCAAGTTAAACTCCCCTTTCTTAAAACTCAAATGCTCGTCAACTTCATTTATTCCTATTCCTAATCCTTGTTGTATTCGACCGTTGTAAAAGTCGTCAAGGTATTGTTCCCCAAAGTTTGATTCTAAAAATGCCATTGTTTACGGTTTTTTGTTTTTAAATGCTTCTGCTAACTTCTCCTCGTAAATCTCTTGCTTTGTTTTCTCTTGACTTGTTTCGTTATCTGTATTCAAGTATTTAGCAAAATTTTCATTTCTTAAAAAGTGAGAAGGTGTTACCATATTATTTTCATTCGCCCACTTGCTTAAAGTCATTTGTTTAAAAGCGTGTTTAAAATCTTCTTTTGTGTATTTAGCCTTTAATAATTTTTTATAATTATTAACTCCTGTTTTATCCAAACTTCTAAACTTTCCTTTTCTTCCTTTTTCAATTTCTAAAGAAACGTTAAACCAATTTAAAAACTTCTCCACATTGACTAATTCTTCTTTCTCTTTCTCTTTCTCTTTCTCTTTCTCTTTCTCTTCTACTTGTTCGGTAGGGGGTAAATAACCCCCTTGCCTACCCCCTTGCCTACCCCCTTCAGTAGGGGTGTTAACTTCTTGATTTAATGATGTTTTAGTCTTATCTTCATATCCTTTTACTTGTGAGTCTATAGAGTTAGTTTGGGATATGTAAGCAAACTTAGCCATACCTGTTAATCCCTCTGGCTTCTTTCCTAAGAACTGCCTATCTAACAACGCTTCTATAAATTGCAATTTATCTTTATCGCTAAGTTCGTTGTAAACATCGTAATAACTTCTAAAGAAATTAAAGCCTTTTCTTTTTGTTTCCTTAAACATCTTTAACCTCCTCTTTTTCTTGGTTAAAGACACCGCAAACAAACAATTTTTTGTGATAAGGGTTTAAATACAATAGTGATTTTTCGTCCTCGCTATAAAATATAGTTCTTGGACTTTTTAGCTTAGTAGTTCTCTTAACTACTCCTATTTCAATCAAACTTAAATAAGTTAAGTAATCTAATCTAGGTAATGTTTTAACTCTCTTGAGAGTCTCTGTTGATATAACAGTTTCATTCATAATATTTCGATTTAAGATATCGAGAAACTATTTAAAACGCAAAAACCCCTATATCAAAAAGTAAGTCTCACGTACTTTTATCAATAGAGGTTTTTAATTTCTTTAAGTTGCACTTGTTTGAGACTTACAACAAAACAAAGATAATTAAATTATTTATTTATCCAACTCTTTAATTTTATATTTTATAAATTCACTACCTTTTTTAACTATTTCTTTTTTAACGTTTAATTCAAATATTTGCCTATCGTCAAAGTTATACTTCTTAACTAACACGTCTAAGAAAGGCTTTAAAGGGTTATCTATATCAGATAACTTACTGCTAAACCCGAAAACAACATTTATCTTTAAACAACCTTTAAATGATGCTTGAGGTAGTAACGAACTTAACTCTTTTTCGTATTGGTGGTACTTCTTAGTCTTGAACCTGCGACCCTGCCAAACTTGATTAACTGATAACGGTTTTATTTTAACTACATTCATTTAACGATTCTTTATTTGGGAACTCAATATAAACACCTTTATCTGAAAAGAATTTAGTTATAACGTCTATTATTTCATTCATTTGCTTAGTGTTTAAATCTTTAGTACTATCAATATTAAATAAAGTTTTTTGAATTGGTCTCCAAAAATGCTCTTTAACTATTCTCTCGTTGTATCTAGTTTCTAAAACTTGACCTTTTAAACCAAAGTATTTAAACTCTAATCCTAATTCGTTCAACTCTTTACTAATTAACAAAAAATATTTATGTAAAGCTCTATTTTGTAAAGACGTTCTTTTGTCACTCAATACTTTTAACTCAACCTCTTTGCCCTTTTCAATTGAATGATTAAGCCTTGTTATTGCTTTTTGTATTTCTATGTTATTACAAAGGTTGTAAATCATTTTACCATATCTTTTAAAAACTCATCGACTTGAAAACTATTACGTTTAACCATTCTATCAAAAAGATTATCCATTGTTTGCTCGTCTATCTCGTAAGCCTGTTTAAATTGCTTGTAAACCTCTATTTGCAAAAAGTCTAAGTACTTATTTGTTTTACCTTTTAAATCCCTCACAAAGCCTTTAGTTTGCCTTATATTAGATAAACAATATTCACTATTTAATACGGCTATGTAAGCCCCTAACAAATATACGTGGTCGTCTGTTATTTTCATTTCATTAACTGTTTAATAATTAGCATAATAAATATAACAGCCAGCAGAAGCCAGCCGTTATGTTTTGGATTTCTAAAAATATAGATTATTCTAATCATATTTTTTATATTTTATTTTTAGTCGAAAGGCAAATCCTTATCATTTTCAAATGGTCTATTTTCAGTAGGGGCAGAACTTGCACTAACTCCAAATACTTTCCACGCTTGTAAACTAACATAGTGTTTGCCGTTGTACTCATTACCTCTAATATTAAATGAAACTTCAACCTCACTACCTACTTTGTTGTATTGTAAAAAATTATCAATCTTATCTTTTACAATATCAAATTTTACATCCTGTGGGTATTGTTCTTTTGTTGTTACTACAAATTCAACTTTTCTAAATCCACTATCAAAGGTTTGAACTTCTCCGATTTGCTTAATGTTTCCTTTTACTTTTAATTCACTCATTTTTATTTATTTTTTATTTTTTCTAATTTCAAACTCTCTTTTCTTTAACTCCTTGTACGCTTTTTGACTTCTACTTTTTAAACCTTGCCACGCTTCGTCTTGTTCGTAATCTTGTTGCCATCCATTTTCGTCTATTAGTTTAACTTCCATTTGTTCCCTTTGGTTTTGTTCTAATGATTGGTAGGTTTGCATTTGCATACGGACATCTATAAATTCTTGTTTACTTGCTCCCATAGTTATTTTATTTTTTCTTTTAATTGCTTTAATTGCTCGTATTCTAATTCAAATGTATTAATAACTTTTTCTATTTGTTCCTTTGTCCCTTTGCTTAAGGTTGCTTTAAATTGCTCTAATGTTAGTTTTTTCTTAGCTTCTGTTTTAGAATTATCTAAACTATCAATTTCTTTACTATCATCAATTAGAAACAAACCGTTTAAAGCATACTTTCTAGCGTAGGAACTTGAACTTCCAAAGATTTGTGCTATATCCATTCCTTTACGATTTGGGTTAATTCCAGCCTGTGCAGTTACAATTCTATTAACTCCCTCACTATTTGTAATAGTTGCTTTAGCTTCTATAAATGTTAATTCTCCAACATTACAAACTAAGTCAGTAATCGTTAATGTACATTCGTGCTTTTTTAATAAAGGTTTTAACGCTTCTAATACGTCCTCACAACTTCTATAATTATACTTACCAAAATTGTTTCTTTGGTTTTTAGGCGCTTTTAATTCACTTTGTATATTTATTAATTCTTTCATTTCGTTTGTAGTTTAATATCTTCTTTTATTATTTCAGTTAATTTTTTGTTGCTTATAAGTAGCAAGTGCGCTAACTTGTTTATTTGCTCACTATTGAATTTCCAGTAAGCGTGCTTATATGTTATATGCCAGTTTTCTTTAGAACCGCAAACTATTTCTTTAATTTTAACAGTAGATTCTTTACTGTTAATAATAAGTTGCTCTAATTGATAAGGACTTTTAAACATTGTGCTTAGTTCTTTTCTAGTTAAACACTCTTTAGCCTTTAAAGAATGTATTTTTTTTGTTAATTGTCTTTTCTCTTTCATTAGTCGCCTATATTAAATGAGTGTGCCATCGGGTTTTCATACTCTTCAACTTCTAAATCAAATAAGTTATTAATAACCTTTTCTAAATCTCTTGTTTTCTTTTCGTTTAACGTGATATATTCTTGTTTGTCTAAATCTAACAAACATAAGTTAGTAACTAATACTTCACTATCTTTAAAATCTAACTCCCAATCAAACGTAATTTGATAACCTTTCAACGCTCTATCGTAAAAACCTTTGCTATCCTGCCAATCTACCATATAAGAGTTTCTGAACTCCTTTAAAAACTTTCTGTACTTAATGTTGTAATCCGATATTTTCATAATGTTTTTTTTACAAATATAGTTATTTTTATTTAACAAACAATAAAAAGTTAAACTATTATTGCAATAAAAAACCTATCTAAGTTAATAAATAGGTTTAATCAAATGACTTTATCTGGTACGATTAATTAAAGTTCGTATAAAGTACTGTTAAGCAAATGTAATTAAAATATGTGAGTTAATCTAGCTACTTGTCCGTGTTTTTTATGGTGCAGAAATGCTTCAACTGCTTTTGGTGCGCCTGTATAACCATTTCTGCAATGCCAACTATCAGTACCACTAGGACTTCTTAAACTTTCTACCGTTACATTTATATAGTCTTTAGCCGTTTTGTGGTGTACGTGATGTGTATAATAGTATCTATGGTCGCACTCTCCCCAATACTGTTTTGCTTCAATGCTCATCAAACTCCCTAAATCTTGCTGTTTTGCGCCGTCTCCGTGAGTGCTTCCAATTAAGTTTGTGCCGTATTTATAGTATTTTCTATGTGCTATTGATACATCAAAATTTATGTTTTTATTATTCCTAAAATGACTAGCAACAACATCGCATAAAAAGAAACCATTTGTATAATCGTGGTTACTTGGGTTATAAACAAAGTGAACGTCTGCAACTTGTAAAAGCATTTCTAAAACATCAACGTAAAGCTTTTTAGCAATTAAATAGTTGTCGTACCACATACCGTCAGTATCTTGTGGAGTTCCACTTGTTGTTGTTCTTTTCGGTGTGTCAATATGCAATATATCATTACCACCAATAAACAAAACCTTATCTATATTAAATCCTTTTGCTTTATCTATTAAGCCTTTTACTCCTTCAATAACTCTTTTAACTGCTATTTGACTATTGTAATCTTCTCCCGTTTCAAAACTAGAAGCTAGTTTACCAATATGGATGTCTGATGGGTCAACAACTAACAAATGACCATCAATAACTTCTTTTCTTTTTAGTTTTGGGTATTTAGGCGAGTAGTTTTTCAAGTCTTTTATAAGCAATTCCTTTAACTCTAAAAAAGATTTTTCTTTCCCCTCTATGTAAAAAGGATTTTTAACAAAAACACTAGAACCTTTGTCTTTTTTCCATAAGTGCTTAACTGTTGTTTTGTCAACGTCTAATTTTTCACAACTATCTATAACTCCTTGACTCCTTATATCTACTAATTCTTTATATTGTTCTTTAGTTATCCTATACTGACCCGATTCGGTTATATTAGTTATTCCCAATAACTTCGCGTGAACTTCTTTTATCCTAGTTTTTATCTTGCTCATATATTGCAAATATAACTATTTAATGTTAAACGTTTTTAACCATTCTTTAACATCGAAACGGGGGCAACTTTTTTTAACACCATCAAAATCTCTATGACCTTGTATTATTGCATCTGGGTATTTATTACGCAACATCTTAACTAAAACCCTTTGCGCTTCTTTTTGCTCTTCTGTGCGGTCGTCTTTATCTTTACCGCCAATATAACTAATATGTATAGAGACAGAATTATAACCACGTACACCGTTTGTAATTTCGCTTTCATCTGCTAGTTGATGTATTACTCCATATTTATCAATTAAGTAATGATAGCCGACTGACTTCCATTTTAATCTATTTTTCCAATAATTTAAAATGCTTTCTACTCTTGCGTTTTGACTTGTCGCTGTACAATGAAGTACTATGTATTTTATATCTCTCATTTTAAAATAGATATTGCGGTTGCTCCTATTGCAACCAATGTTAACTTAATAATGTCTTTATTTTTCTTTTTAATCTTACTTTTCTTCGCTTCAATTATAGTGTCTTTAGCTAATATGATATTTTGCTTAGTGTTAATAATTGTATCTTGCTTACGTATCACAGTATCTTGCTTATAAATTATAACCTTTTGAATTTCAATAATTTTAACAGTATCTGTTACCGTGTCTAATTTATACACTAGCTTGTCTATTTCTTGTTTATCTACTCTAACAACCTCTTTAATACGGTCAACATAAACAATACTATCTTGTATTCTTGTCTCAATTTCTTTAACCGTTTTATTTTTTACCACCTTTGGACTACTTATAAAAAAGTAGAAAAGTATAAAACCTAATACTATCAATATTGTATTTATATTTATTTTCACTTAAATACCTTTTTGATTTTCTCGCTTATTAACTCAATTACTAAGTCTAGTAAATTCTCTATATGGTCTGTAAACTCATTACTTAAGTAACCAATAGAAAAGCTAATTAACATAGATGTTCTATTGCTTATGTCTTCGATAAACATTGGTATTATATCCATTGATAAGTAAGCGAGTAAACCTCCTATTATCATATTCACAATAATAGTTCTTATCTTGTGTCTTTTCTTCGCACCTTTAAGTATTGCACCAACTGCACCAATACTACCTGCAATTATGTTGGGGTCTGTTTTCATTTCTCTAATTTTTTTAAATAATTATCTAATGCATTATCTACATCTTCATTTGTCCAAGTGTTGTTAACGTAATCAAAAAAATCGCATTCATGCATTATATTTATATTTTTTGATTTTATTATTATAATTGGTTGAAATTTATTCATTATTGGATAATCAACTATTTTATATAGTATCACTTCAAAATCTTCAATTAATAACCCTTCGTAATTTGGTATTTCTATTCTCATAATTTTTTTTAATATGTGTGATTTCTAACAAATAAAGCATTTCTAACATAGTTAGCGAAAGCAATGTTAAATATTCCTAAATTTTGAAAAATACGGTAACAAGTTGTTGAATTTAGAAGTTGATTTATAATAAGTTCAACAGATGTAGGAGTTCCAAAAATTGACCTATCAGGAAGTAAGTGACCAGGCTCTTGAACAGGTACTATCTCATTTAAGTTGGCAACTCTAAACCCATTATAAGAGCCTATGTTTAAATTTGGTGCAAACGCTATATGATTTGGTAGATTTCTATTTGTTCCATAAGTTAATTTATAACCTAATTTAGTAGCATTATCTACAACATAATCAGGAGTACTCCCATCTGTATTATCGTTAAAAAAACCGCCTAAGTCATTTGTGAATCTTACTGTGTTGCCGTAAGGATTAGTAAAATCTAATGTATAAAAATCAACCAATCTACCTGCTTGAGTTTGCCCATCGTCTCCCATTATTAAACTTGGGTTACCTGTTTTAGTAGGGTTATACAAACCGTCTGGCGTTGGTGTAGCAGGAGTACAAACAAAAGGTGTCATAGCTGGAACTGTTGTCGGTGTTCCGTCAGTATCTGTATGAGTAACATCGGGCAATTCTACAAATCCATTAAAAGTATCTATTTGAATAAACGTATCGTCAGAGTTAGTAGTTCTTACGTTTGCTATTTCAATATCTCCACTTCCTGCGTATTCCACTCCACTATCTATATAATCGCCATTAGTGTCAACACCTCTAAATGTAAAAGGTTGTGTAGCTGGTAAATTCTCAATAACCGCCGTTTCCCCCTCTCCTTGAAAAGAAATAACACTATCGGGAATATTTACAATATCTCCACTTTGTGCCGTTTCTGAATAACTGTTATCACTATTTGTTATTGTTACGTCTTCAAATGGTTCATTTAAAGAGCATTCAAAACTTCCACCGCTTGGAACTTGTATTATAGTTGTTCCGTCACTATCTGTAACGGTAACAGGCTTACAATCTACTTCGCTTATTCCTGCATCTTCAAAAGGTATTGAACACGCATTATAGTTAAAAGGTTGATTTAGTGTTATTGTTATTTTCCACCCTGTCAACTCGTCTTGAAAACGCTCTGTGAAACTACTTAAACTACTTTGTTTGTCAACGTTTACAGTGTACCATTTGCCGTCGTTTAACTGCTCTAAATAACTTACTGCATCCAATATTATTTGTAATGTGTCGCTCTTAACGTCGTTCTCGTTGCTCTCACCTTTGTTTACTAAATCCATACAAAGCAAATCAAAAGTTAACCCTACTTTTCCTTGAGTTGTGTTTGCTCCTGCATCTACTAGAAAAGCTAAAGGATATAAAGCATCATTAAATGAATCCCTTTCGATTGCCTCCCACAAATCCCCATTTTTAAACTCCTGTACTTGGTAATGACCTTTAAAGAAATTACTTAGTACTTGTATTATTTGATTGTATGTTATCATTTTTTGGCTTTTGGGCGCTTAAATATATTAATAATTTTTTGTCGATTTTTCTCATCCTAAAAATATTGATGTTGTAAAGTTGTTTCTATTCGGCTTTATGTCGTCGTCATCGTCATTTAAAATATATTCGGGGAACAATAACTCATTAGCACAAAGATAACGTGTGACGTCTTGACTTCTTACTTCTGCTTTATACTTCCATCTATTCATTTCTTCCTGCATAACAGTATAACTTATTGGTTGTGCGTTATCACTATCCTTTGTTGCTACGCTTTTATTCCTGTATTGATATAAAAGAGTTGGTACGCTTTCCATCATTACCCATTTTAACAAGGCTTCGCTTACATACTCTTTAAGTAATGTTAAATAATTACCTGTTAAAGAATCGTTAAGAATATCGTTAAGTATTTTGTTATACAAGTCTGTACCTAACAACGGTTTTATATAATCCCTTTGCGCATCCCAAATGGTAGAGCGTAAAAGTTTTACATCTACATTTTCATCAATAGTAGAATTATCTTTTACAAACTTTTCAGTTATCATTAATGCTTTAACCATTCTTATTTCTTTTTTAGTTTAACAGTTCTACCTTGCCAAATATGGCGACAATAAGGAGTAGTAACTCCTGTCTTTGGGTTATTATACCAACCGCCTCTATTTTTCCATACATCAGTTCCAAATTGATTGGTTAATAAATCTATTTGTTTTCTTGAATAACTTCTACCGTTCATCATTGATAAACAAAAATCTCTACTTTGAGTTTGTAATTTTGGCGCATCGGGTCTAACAACATATTTATAAACAGTTATTAACTCGCTTTTGTCTCCTTTTTTAGTTGGTGTTATACGTCCGTCCTTTTCAGAGATTAAACCCTCATTTCTAAGTAGAATTAACCGCTTAGTTGTCTCCGCTTCTGTTTCCCCAAGTATTTCGGATAACTCTGCTATGCTTAGTCTAGGGTTATCCAATATAATAGATAGCAAGTCTTTAGTTAGCCCTGTAACTGCAAAAGTGAAAGGATTGTAATTAGTGTCTAGTATTTCTACTACTTCTATTTCATCCTCTGTAAAACCTAACTCATTATATGCGTTGGTAAAGTTTTCGTTTATAGAATTAAACCTACTTTTAAAACTTTCTTTTTCCAAAGGCTCATAACCCATTAAAGCACGTCTTTCGTCTTTGGTTAAATCTTGTAATATATCTTTAATGCTTAACTGCTCTTTTATTTGCTCTAGGTTTTCAATATATAAAGGTTTGCCCCAACCGTTTAAACTACAACCTAAGTTAAATAACTCTTCAAAGGTTTCTTGCCTTGGGTTAGCGTATGAATTTTGAAAATGCTCACTAGCCGTTCTTATTTCGTCCGCATTATTAGATAGTCCACCCTCTGAACTAACACCAAACAAAACAGGATTAACGCTTTCGTGAGCTGTAAATATACTTTCTCTTACTTGCTTGTTTAAGTTAATGAACCTTTCGTCCTGTCCGTTATCGTTAAGTGGTGTAATCTCTACTCCTTTAGCATCTGTTTTATTAAATGATAAAACTATTCCCCCCGCCTTGTCAGCACCCCCAAATTTCTGTTTGTACTTTCTTTCAATCTCTTTTTTAACCTCGTCCGTCGGGTCTCCATTATAAAAACTTACTAGCGTTCCACCTTGAAAACCATTTGAAGTATTAGAAGCGACAAAAGTACTTATATCAATGTCCGCGCTAATATAATTAACCCCTGCCAAATATGGTGGGTTTGGGTACTCCTGTAAATTAGGTCTATAATCTTTATAATAAATTATACTATCGCTTTCTTTTTTTGTTTCGTCAAACTCTTTAAAAACCTCATAATCTTCGTTAATCTCTGGCTTTCTGCTAGTCCAATCATTAGTAAATGCAAACCCTTTATTATCTTTTAGTACTCTAATCTTACTAAAGTCTACGTGATAGAAATAAACCTTTGATTTATCTTTACTCCAAACAGGGCGAACCGCATATCCTCCAAAAGTCTCCCTGTCGTCTGCTAACTTCTTTAGTAATTCGTTTGCACTTTCATTACCTACATTATTAAGCCAACTTTTTATTTGTGTAGAATCTGAAAGGCTAACATCCTTATTGTAATGAAGTCCTTTACCTGCTATAAATTTAACCTTACCGTTTACTATTGCGTTGTGAATAGCCGAACGATTACGCAAATCAATAAGAAAATCACAATACCTGTTTTTATACTTTTTATCCGTACCCCATATAATATAATCCTTTGATTTTTCTTCCTTATATGTAGGCGGTTTGTGAGCATCAAAACTCAAAAATATTAAATTATTACTACTCATAAGTTTTAAATGTAGTTGTTTGTTCTTGTCTAGCGAACTCCTGTTTTTCTCCGATTAATTTTACTTTGCCAATCTCTACAACGTTCAAACCCTCGACTTCCAAAGTTTCCGTTTCACTTTCGTAAATTTTATATTTGTAAAACCCTGTATCGCCTAAAACAACACTTCCATTCATAACGTCATCTACCCCCTCTGTAATGTTAAACAAATTATATCTTTGCTTATTATTACTTAAGTCCTCACTAATAAATAAATACTTTACGTTTGTTGTATCGTTGGTAAACTCAAATATGTAAAAAGGGTTTGATAGCTCGCTAAGTTCCGTAAGTGTTAAAGCAATGTTATTGTTTGTTTGATTTTTTACTAGGTTTATCATTCTTAACATCTTTAAAAACGTCTAATTTCAAACGTTTATACAAATCAAATTTACTTTTATCATTTTCTATCTCAACAACTCGACCTTTTACGTGAGCAAAAGCCTTGTTGTTTTTGTAAAACTCTTTTAATTCCATATTAGATAATAGTATTTTATTGAATAGTTGTATAAAAAAAGCCTTACTAAACTAATAGCAAGGCTTCCTTTTTGATTATTAAATTGTATTTTATCCGACTGTCAATGTATCAATTACACTTTGAGGTACTTCATACATTGCAAACTTTTCTTTACTAGCGAAAGTCAACTCCTTGCCGCTCTTGTCTCCGAACGCCTGCCCAGTTGAAGCCTTAGACGTTGTTAAGTCCGCACCATTGTCAGCGCCCATAGTCCAATACTTACCGTTTAAATCTTCAACGATAATAAACAAAGGACTTAAAGCAAGCAAGTGCGTGTTATTTCTAACTTCTGCTGTTAGCTTATTCATAGAGAACACTAAAGAACCTTCGTAAAAGTTCGTGCTATTCGCTACGTCTTTTGTTTGAGTTTCCTCATACATTCCGTTTTCCTTTTCTAACTCTATTTTATAAAAGTTAGTTGTAGCCTCTTGCGTAATAGCAGAAATAACTCCGCCTGTTTCAGCGTAAGATGTTATATTTGCTAATCTAGCAACGTGAACAGAACGAATACCCCCTACACTATCCGAACAATCTAACACATAACCACTTGTTAATTCGCAACTCATATTTTTTAAGTTTTATAAAAGGGAGGTTTTACCCTCCCTAATTGGTTAATATTAAGCTGATAACGTAAACTCAACTATCTCATCTGGAAAAGCAACTTGCACCGCTCTTCTAAATGCTACATCGAAAAACACTAATTCTTCGGTTTCAGGGTCTAAACGAACTTTAAAATCCTTGTCATCTTCTGAACCATCCATCCCAATAGTAATGTTATCGTCAGCTGATAAAATCATTCTAGTAACACCATTTAATCCTGTTGTCTTACGGATAGTTACGTTAGTTCCATACAACTTCTCGCTCTCTCCCTCTGCTCCTGTATAGTGGAATAAGTTCGCGTTTTTAAGTGCTAACTTATACATTCTATAAACACTGTAAGGCATCCATAAAGAAAGATTATCTTTATCAGCTATGTTTTCAGGCACAGCTTCCCACATTGCATCTAACACTTCTAATACGTTTGAAGCCGTTATGGAAACCGCGCCTGTTGTATTACCTGCAATAACTCCTGCTGAATTGTCAATAATCTTTAAAAGACCATCGTAACGGTTTAAGTTGGCATTACCACTTGTAGTGTCTCCTTGAAAATCCGACTTAGCTAGAGCGTGTTGAATACGATTAGTTTTCTTTTCCAACCATAACTGCTCAAAAGGAATCTCTAATGAACCGTCAACACCTTGCGACAACATAGTTTGTAAATAAGTGTTATGCAAGTCTTTTGCACAAATATTTTCACTTATCTTAATTCCACCCGAAACCAAAGGACGGCTAGTTAAAGTAGTAGAATCTGCTGGAGTTCTTGAACACGTATGCGCCCCGAAAGTAACAGTAGTATCTAAAAACTGTAAATTCACAGTACCTTTAACACCTAACTGCTTATTAACTACTTCCGCAAGTCCTCCCGTAGCTTGCATCTTTGCAACCAATGGAATCTCTTGCTCTTCAATATACGCTTGTAACGCGCTAACATCTAATGACATAATTTATTTTTTATTGTTATTAATTAACGCTTCTGCAAACGTGTTTCTTTTTGAAACGTTTAAACCGCTTCTTTTCTTTTTTGGCTCAACTTCTGGTTGCTCTCCCAATGCTTTAAAAGCTTCGATAACAGCCTTATTGTTTTCCTTTGATTTCTTTTCAGCTAATGATTTATAAGCTTCAAACTCGGCTTTAATTGCTTTAACCTCATCTTTAACAGAGCTAAACCCTATTGCTTCAATCATTTTTTTAACGTCGTCAAGTGTTAGCGTATCTTCGCTTGACATCTCTTCTTCTGCTTCATCTGTTGCCACTTCTTCAATTGATTCAATCTTACCACCAACAACTACAAATTTACGACCATCCGAAATTTCGTAAGTGTTGTCGGGTACGGCTTGCATTTCTCCGTCAACATCTATCATAACATCCGCGCCAACTTCAATCGCTGGCTCAATCATTACTTTTGTCTCGTCAGATAATACGACCTCTTCAAATTTAGAAGTAACTACATTTTCATCGTCAATAATCCCTAACTTAACCGATAGGGTTTTCAACTTTTCTTTAAATGTTGTTTCTTTTTCCATAACTAATAATAGTATTGTAAAAATTAATTGCGGTTTTTATTTGCAAAAATCTTTTATTAAGTCTTTGATTTCTTGTATTATATATTCTTCAACTTCTTTAGGTTGGCTTTGTAAAAACGCACCCTCTACGCTAAAGCCTTTAAAAGTACCGTCCTTTATTTGCTTCCAAATCTCATCGTTCTTTACATACATAGAACCAAACCAACTACCCTGCGGTGCATCTTCAAAACCTTTAGGTGGTGAAACCCCCCTATCCTTATCAATAATTATACTTTCAAATAGAAAAACACCGTCTGCTATTTGTGCTTTATCGTGTTCTAAGTTTGTATTTGAGTTATAACCATTTTGCATAAATTTTAAAGCAATGTCAAAAATTGTATTCGCTCTAAATATTACGTGAAACTTTTCGTTGTTTTCGTCAACTCTAAGTATAGGAAAATCGGCTTTCATTAAGTAACCACTTATTATTCTTTTGTCTTCATTTTGTACTTTAAAATGATGTTTAACTTCTTGTTTACCAAAAGCCATCCATTCGCTCTCGATTGCTGGGCTATCTACTAAGGCAATATAATCTACTCCTGTTTCGCTTTCTTCGTTAATTACTAATTCGTATATCTTTTCCATAGTTTAAAATGTTGATTGATTTTGTATTACTTCTACTTTGTTTTGTGTACTTGTTATATCTGTTTCTGTTACATATACTTTGTTGTTACCTAAGACTGTGCTAGTGTTACTTACTGGCTCGATACCAACTCCACTCGTTCCGTCTCCTGTTGCTTGTCCTATATTAAGGCTTGAACCACCTCCCGAAACAGAAGTGCTTCCCCCACCCTCATATTGCGTTTGTCTTATTTTATTTAGGTTGGCTAAACTCGTGGCTATCGTTGAAGCTACATATAATGCCTTGCTAATAGGGTCTAAAGGCTGTGCAAGTGCTGACGTTACAGCTTTATACCCGTCAATAGTCGCGCTTATTAATTGCATCTTTTTATTACGCTCAAAACTAGCGCGCCTTAATTGTTCTTTTTTCGCTTCGTTGTTTCCTGCTTTTGCCAAATCTCTTTCTAGTGCCGAATCGTTAGCAATAGTTAAAATGTCTAATGCGCTTAAAGCGTGGTTTAATGCTTTCTCTATCCTTTTCCTATTTTCTTCTTGCGCCCTTTTCTTTATATCATCTAACTTTTTTTGATGTTCTTGCTCTTTTAATAACTCTTGTTCCTTTATTTGCTCGTCAAAAAGTTGTGGCTCCTCATCCTCATCTTCGGGCATTTCTAAATTTTCAACTTCTGCAAAGGCTTCTTTAAATTTTCGCTCGTTTTCTATTTTCTTAAGTTGTCTATCTCTTTCCTTTGCTAAAAACTCCTCATTCATTCGATTAACCTCGTCAAAGTATCGTTGCGCTTCTTCTAGCCTTTTATCGGTATCTTCTTTTGCCCTTGTTATTCTAGCTTCACTTGCTTTCTTATTAGCTTCTTTTCGCTCTCTTAATTTAGTCGCTTCAAACACCTTCAAATCGTTTAAGCTGTTTTTATAAGCTTCTGAATATCCATCAGTTTGTTTAGCTAATTCTTTAACTAGTGCTAACTGCTCCTCCCATTGTTTTTTTGTTAACTTATTTAGTTTCGCTTGTACTTTTATTTCTGAAACTAACTGCTGCATTCTATCATTATGATTAATAACATTTAACTTCGCTTGTGCGATACTAGCCTGCATTCTCTCACGCTCTAGTTGTGTAGTATCTATTCCGTTTGCTTTTGCTAATGCTATCTCTCTGTCCATTTGAGCGATAGATAGTTTATGTTGTTTGTTTTGAGCAGATATTAAAAGGTCTATTTCTTTTCTTCTTTCCTTGCTAGATTTAATTATATCTTCGTTTGCTTCTCTTGTCTTTTTGGCAACCTCAGTTTCTTTTATTCCTAAATCTTCCAAAAGCTTAATCACTCTTTTTGTAATAGGCTCAAATACATCACTTATATATTTACCTACCTTTTCAAATGTTTTTCCTAAAAATTCAATAATAGGACTAAACGTTTTGCTTATGTAATTGCCTATGCTTTTAAATATTCCTTTTACAGTGTCTAAGTTTGTGAATAAAGCCCCAACTAAAGCAATCAAAGCCCCTATACCAGTCGCTATTAAAGCTTTTCTAAATGTTTTTGTGGCAATAGTAACAACTTTTAAAACCGTTGCATTAGCCTTTAAAAATCTATTGTATAATTTATAACCGTCACTTGCACCCTCGATAGCACCTTTTAGCCCCATACTAACCCCCATAGCGGTCGTAATGTTAGTTACCATTTCGTTAAGGTTGTCATTCTCTCCACCTAATAAAACTAAAGCGTTTGTAATATCTCCAATACCGCCAGCAACTCCACCGATTGAAGTCGCTACTTGCTCTTTGTCTAAACTTTCAAGACTTAACTCCAAGTTCTTAACCTTTGCACCTGTCTTTGTTATCTCACGCTGTAACTTTGTGAACTCTTCGCTCCCAGCATCTACCTTTTCAATTTCTTGGTTAAGTTTTGTAAATTGGGTTTTTAAGTCGCCAAGTGTTTTTGCTGAATTACCGCTTTCAATTAGTAGTTCTAAACTTATTTTTTCGTCTGCCATTATCCTAATTTTTCTATTATAACGTTAATACTCTCGACTGTTATATTATTTGTATCTGTAAAATTTAAAATTCTTAAATCTAAAAAATCATTTTCTTGTAACTCTACTATGTCTTGACAAGATATATTTTCTGCTCTACCATTTGACCTCGTAGTTGACGTTCCTACTGATACGTTTAATATTTCGTTATTTTTAAATAATGCTGTTTTTATCTCTTTATTTGTTGCGCTTGTTAAAGATATGCTTGCGGAAATTTTAAATAAACCCATTAAACTACCTGTGTAAGTTATCCTACTATTGACAACATCTAAATCAAACCTTTGCAAAAAATTACCCTCTTGTATTGTACCTACTATCTCAAAAAATTCATCTCTTGTAGTTATTACAGTTGGCAATGTATTATCTTGAAAGTAATATTGACCTATTGTAAAACTATTATCAATTCCCTTACATTCCTTAAACCTCGCTTTGTTATCGTCATTCTGAACACCTACTATATAATCTCCCCCTCCTGCGAAGTTTACACCCTTTAAGATGTAAGAATCGTTAGGTATTGAAGCAGACGTGCTTACATTTAAAGCCGTTTCGCCACTTAATGAAATAAAACTACTATTGGTTATTCTAAAACGTCTAGTTATTGTACAACTATCTCTAACTATTACAGATGTTAATCCGTTAGCATTTTGGAATATAGTATCTACAAATGATATTGTACCCGTTGTGCCATCAAAGCTTAAACCTCCGCTATTTAGAAAACCGATTGTATTCATTATTACATTATTGTAATCTTTTATAGTTCCTACTTTGCTTATAGCATTAGAGAAATTAACACCATACCAATCAATCACACCACCGTTACCTAATGCATCTAAGTCTAAAATAGTATCGTGCTCTAAATCTATGTTGCTTAAGCTTATAGTGTTATTAGAGGTTATTAAAGGTTCTGTAGCATCTAAGCCTAAAGAGAATACACCACAAGTCTCTGGACTTATGCCCGATATAGACACAACACCATCACAAAAAATCCTATTCCCGTTTAAGTCAACAAAGTCAACAAATTCATAATTAAACCCATCTATTAGATTTATAACTCCATTTACAGGGGTTGGTAATTTATCTAAGCTATCTACAAAAACGATGTTATTTGCTGATGGTGCGTATATGTTGTCCTCTCCTAAATAGTTTCTTCTTACTAATGCGTTGCCCTGTTCACTATTTAAGAATAAATAAAAATCTCCCTCTGTTGGGTTTCCTATTTCACTACCTTTTGCACTACCTATATTTATTAAAGCCATTATTTTAAGATTAATTGTCCTTTTATGTTTAGTATTCCTTTTAAATCAAAGTTATTAAAAACTACCATTTGTTTATTTTCTGTTATTGTTATTTCTTCGCTTTCTAGTACCTTATATTTACCGTTGTGAAAATCGGTGTTACTCTCTACTTTAGTCCCATTAACATAATTAACATTACTTTCCGTAACCGTTAAATTATCACTATTAACTATCGAAATGTTTTTTAATCCAGCTTCTATATAATTGTTATTACCTTGTATATTTACATTTGTTGTTCTTGAACTAACTACATTGTCGCTACCTATTACATTAACATTTTTTGCGCTCTTATCTATTATGTTATTGTCTCCTTGTACTGTTTGGATTTTTGAATTATAACTATTGTTGTTTTGTAAATCGCTTTCTGTATTGTTAATAGTTGGCATTAATGACTTGCCTACGCTAACATTGTTTCCGCCCGTTGCCGTTTCAAAAGTTGGCTCAAAAACTTCTTTTACATTTAACTTTAAAAATACACATTTAGTAGTGTTGCCCGAATTACCATCATAATCTACTACACTTTGTAGCCTAAAATACGCGCCTTTAAAATAGTATTGCTTTCTAAAATCTAGTATTGCTAAATCGTAAGGAGTTAAATAAAAGTAGCCCTCAACTATTTTACTATTTTTATCGGTTATTTCTTCAATTCCTTTTCTATGATACCTATTATAAAGGTTATCATCTGTTAATGTTATATCATTGTAAGTATTATCGTAGTATATCTCTTTAGGTAAGTCAAAGTTACTATCAAAAGTCGGTGTAAATGGGTGGTCGAAATGTCCACAATAAGGGTATTCAGTAAACCCAACCCCATCGTGTTGCCATACTGTTTGTGTTTGAATTAAACCGCCATAAACTAAACTTCTAATCTTACCTTTATAACGCCCTGCAACGTTGTTTGAATCTACCTTTAAAATACTTGGAACAACTAAATCATTATAAGATTGTCCTACACTTGGAGTGCTTGCAAATATTAGTTTATTATTGCTTTCTCTTTTTATAAAATCATTATCAATGTCCACCTCAACAGCGCCGTAATTTAAGTTATACTGTTCTAAATATAGTTTATTGTAATAGTCGTTATCTGTATCAAAACTAAACACGTATTTATTAGCATCTAGTAACCCCATAGGCTTATAAACTAAATCTTTTGATATATCTAGCTTGTCACTCCAATCTACGACATCACTTGTGAAAAACTCATCTCTAGGTAATATTGTCAACTCCTTTGGATTTTCTCGCTTAGGTTGCACGTATAGATTAAACTTGTTTAATATGCTTGTAATAAAATCCAACTGTTTAACATCTTCGGGTACGGCTTGGCTCATATTCAAAGTATCGTTAATCATTATGTTAGTATTAACAACCCTATTAAAATACTTTCCATCACCTGTAAAAACGTCAAACTCTCCGCTAAATGTTTGAGGTGTATTAACCCCTACAAATGTATTCAACACGTTGTTTGAAATCATATATAATTCAACGGTTATATTATCTCCTTGTAATAAGTCCACTTCTGAAAGTATAGATCTTAATTCGTTAGGCTTTAGCTTGTCGTTTTCTACAAAAGTACCATCGCTTAAAACTTCTCTTGAATACTCATTACTCGGATAAGTTGGATTAACACTTGTAGTATAAGTTCCTGGAGATGAAAACACAAATGTTTTAGGAGGGTGTATATAAATCCTATCACTAGCAACTATGTTACCGTTTCTTCTTATCCTAAGTATTGCCTTGTAAGGTTCGTTGATTACAACATCTACGTTATTGTCTAAATGCCTAAATCTCATTGACACCGCTAAACTAGCAACAACGTTATATTTTCCGTCATTTGATACTGTATAACTACCTAACGTGCTGTTGTGAACATTGCCTAAATCCTGCACTTCATTTGAGTACTGTAAATTAATTACATCACCATTAGTGTCTAAGTTAAAGGTACTATCGCTTGTTGTTGGTGTGTTTGCTTCAAATACTCTTTGTTGTATCTGTTCTTTTGTCAAACCAAAGTTAAGCCCCGAAAATGGTATTATCTCTTTTTTAAACCTATCGCTTTCTAAAAAACTAGAATCATAAGTATAGCCAGCATCCTTAAAAATTCTATCTATCAATTCTTTTGTGTAGAACGATGGGAACAATTCATTTGTTTTGTATTCGTTTAAGTCGCTATCATTACCGTAATTAATTAAAGGGTAAACATATCCTTTACCTAACTCGAAAGGTTGGTTAGCATTATTTTGAACGTAAGAAGTATTCCAACTTAAACGCTGGATAACGCTTGAATAAGAGTGATTAAATTCGTCTAGCCCTTGTATTTCATTTAGATATAAATTACTTATGTTAGTAAAGAAGTCCGAAGTCTCTCCAAATATAACCCCCTCGTATTCTATATTCTCGTCATTAAGTATAACATCCTTTAACTGAAAGTATCCCCTTATTACTTCAATACTATCTTCTAAGTAAATCGCATCGGCTTTTTTGTTAGGGTTAAAGTCTCCGTTTGCGTTTATCTCAAATATAAATGTAAGCAACTTATTTAACTCCTTACTAAATGGCAACCTAATCGTTTTTGTATAATCCGACTTAGATTTATAAGGCTCTGAAATATCTTTAATAGACTTGTTAACGGGTACACTTATATCGTTTGACAAAGGTATGTTAACTCCATTTATTCTTAACTCTTTTCTTACCATTATCCTCTTTGCCTATAATTATCATAACCCAATTTAAACTCTAATTCTAAATTAAAAAGTTTATCCTGCTTATCATTCTTGGTTTGGTGTGTAGAATTATTACACATTTCTAAAGCAATCCTTTCGTTATTCTCTTCTAAGTATATAATAGGGCTTTCTACAAGTTCCTTTAACCATTCGTGCGTTTCTTCGTTTATCCAATCGCTAACAACTTTTATTGTTTCTGTTGTCTTTGTGTAGTGCTGTACTTTCTCTTTGTCCGATATACTAGGTGTATAACTTCCATCTGTATTTAAACCTACCGAAGAACGCTTGTAAGACTTACGTTGTATATTTGTATTTACGTCTTTACGCTTAGTGAAGTTAAAACTATCAAATTGTCCTAATCTATTTAAAAATAATAACCTCGCTTTATTTTCACATTGGTTAATCTCAAACTCCAACCTCTTAGAACTGTTACCCGATAAAAAAACCATATAACTACCTGCATTATTTGATATTATTGGTTGAGTTCCTATTGTTAATTCACTTGAATCAATATCATTTAAACTACTTGGATGAGTTGGTATTATATTCAATAAGCTTGGCGTCAAATTAACTTGTGTAAATGATAGAAAATTACCTTGTACATCTTTAACCTCTACATTAAAAAAAGTCGCTGTATCATTGTAATTAAATATACCTGCTGTTCCATAATCTTCTAAGCTAACTATTTGCTTAGTTGGTGCGTTGGTTAAGAATTTACTATTTATATCAGTTGCAACATAATCGTTAACATTGAAATTTAGAAACTCCCTTTTAGAAAGTGAGCCATTAAACACCGTGCTTATTGTTGTGCTACCCAAATTAGGAAAAACAGTAGGAACACCACTAACATCATATTGTTCGCCTATCTGTATAAGATAGTTACCTGTGCCTTTATCGTCATTTATACTAGCCGTGCTATTACCTATCTCAACAAGTGTATAACTAATAAACTGCTCAATAACTCTTTGTACATCGACAAATAAAAACCCGTTAGGATTGGGAGGTATTAATTGCCTTAACTTCTTATTGCTGTCATTATTAACGTATATATCCACAACGTAAGAAAAGTTAGTGTTATTTACGTTATCACTTGAAGCCGTATAAACAATTTCGTTATATACTGGTTGTAATGGTTGCGGTTCCGTTATTACTGTTATTGCCATTTATATTGTTTTACCAAACACACCTTTTGCGGTTGCTTGTACTATTACCCTAACATCTTCTTTACTAGCGTTAGACAAATCCCTTTGTAATTGCTTTAGTCTTTCAGGGGTTACTACTTTATCATAAAATCCACTTCCCTCTATCCCTTTGTCTCTTATGCTTCTAGCTACTGCAAAAGGGTTTAATTTCCTTTTTCTCGACCATAACTTCAAGCTATCAATAGGTGGTTGTTTAACTCCAAACCTATAAGGACTAGTAAAATTCTTATTTTTCTTTTTGTCATAACCTCTAACACCTTTATTAACGTAGTCGTAATAGTCCGATAACTTCAATCTAAAATTAAATAAAGAACCAAATATCTCGGTGCTAAAATTAACAGATTGGTACAACTCCCCACTATCTATTTGTTTATTACCGAACTTATTGTTTTTAGATAATTCACTTTGAATACCCTCCTGCATTTCATTACCAAAGTCAAATAACACCCTTTCAAGCGCTGTCATATCTCTAGCATCTACAAAATCATCGTCAGTATATCCAAAAGGTTGGCTCATTTATTTGTTAATCTTTGCATTGTTTGTTTATCCTTTACAAATGTTACTCTAGTTAAAAAATCCCTAACTCCTAAGTTAAAATAGTATTCCCACTTTGAAGTGTCTCCATTTGCTAAATTATCTATTGTTGCAAGCCACCCCCACTTATTTGTAAATCCCTCTCCAACATCTCGACTTCCCCCTGTATCTTCTTTGTCTTTATACTCAAAAAGTCCTGAATAACTTCTGTTAATTCGTTCGAGACTTTGCAAAAAAAAACACCAATAGAATAAGCATCTATTACCGTTAAGTTGTTTAAAAATAGTTCTGCTGTATCTGAATAGTAGTTAACTGGTAAGTCTTTAACCTTAACCCCTTTTATTGTACTTATTGAAGCTAACACCTCGTGGATTATTTCAATAGGTTCTACACCTTTTAACTTAGTCATAACAGACGTATATTGCCCGGCTGTTAACTTGTTAGCATCTGTTATAATCTCGTAAGTTGTACCGTTAATTTTAAATTCATTCTTTAACTTAGCTGTTGGTACTTCCTTGCTAGCCCACTCAAACTGTTTGTTAATCTTTGTCAACTCTACAATAGGAATGTTTGCAACAGATTCATAATTTTCCCCTGTAAGAATAGATAGTTTAGTAATTATCTTATCGAACATATCTAACTTACTATTGTCAACTCTTATAAAGTTTATATACTGTTTTAAAGAAATATCGTTAAATGACTTAGGTATTCGCATACTTAGATAATAGTATTATTTTACTAAGTTGTTAAAGAAAAGATAGGTTGTATTTACCGTTGTCGTTTATAGATAAATGCCTTTGAGCGCAATATCTAATACCGTCAATAGCGTGATTGAAGTAGTCGATAGGTTTACCCAAGCTTTCCCCGTTTTTATTTTCAGCCCATTTGTATTTACGGAACTCCTTATGGACGTTAACTGACTTCTTAGTTATATGTATGTTGTAACGCTTTAAAATGTCTATGCCATTTCTTATACTATCCGCTCCTTTCTTTGCAGGTATTGCATTGACACCTAATCTGCTTAACTCCTCGATACTTTTAGGCTCTGCGCTATCGCATACAACCTCATCTAATAAGTTAATATTTAAGTCCTTTAAACGGTTTGCAATATCTTCATTAGTTAACTTATGCTCGTATATTACCTCATCTAAGTATAAATCCTTATCGTGAACGTATAAAGCGGTGCAAGCTGTCGGGTCATTTGTAAAACCAAAATCTAAGCCGTAACCCTTTAACTTTGCATTTTCGGGTATCTTATCCACTATTGTAACGGTGTCGAATATTAAGCCACTTATATTACCGTACTCTCCTAAGCCGTATATCTTCCAAAATTCGGGGTCAGTCTTTTGCAGATACTCTATTTCTTCAACTAAAGAAGTAGGCAAAAAAGTATTGTCTTTGTAAGTACTAACTATTGTCTCAACGTCTTTCTTTTCTAGTGTACGCCTTTGCTCTAGTTCTGTATTTATCCAAACGTCCTCGTCGTCAGGGTTAAAGTCAATGAATATCTTATCAGCAGTACGCATAAGCAATTGGAAAAACTCTGCTTTGTATGCCAACTCATTTGCTTCATTACAGTAAAGTATTGCACGCTTAGAACCTCTTAACTTCTGTTGGTCGTCAGCACCAAAAAACTCAACTATCCTGCCTTGATACTTATAAGTTTTCTTAGTCTTATTGTGGTCTATTAAATCGTACCAACCGTTATTGATTAGTATTTCTTCAAAGTCTCTTATAACTGTTTTTTCTAAGGTTGTTTGATGCTTTCTTACAGTACTCCAAACTCCTTTATGTATGTAATTACCTTTGCCACACTCGCCACTCATTAACCAAAGTGCTTTAATCTGTGCAATAGAATAAGTCTTACTAGAACGTGTACCCCCTCTATTAACAACTATCTTTTTAGTTGAGTTACGATTACGAGTAAAGACTGGAGTTACTTCCATTACTCTCTTTTCTTTTCTATTATTTCTATTGTCTTAATTGTTTGCTCTAGTTTATCGGGCTCGTTTAATCCTAGCATCTTTGTAACACTATCCAAAGAGCCTCGATAGTCAGACCCTTTAACCATTTCTTTAAGTAGATAAAATCGTTGTGCTTCTTCTTTTGTCTTACCCTCTTTTTTTCCAAGTTCCCAAAGTTCCTCCCAAGCGTTTACCATTTTTAAGTGGTAGTCGATTATCTTTTGCTTAGTCATTTTGTTTGCTTCTGCTAACTCTTTTTTAATTTGTTCTATTCTTATACTAATATTAGACTTAGAGCAAAGCTGTGAAGCCTTTACACTTATTGTGTTTAAGTTGGTAGTAGTAACGTCATAGGCTTGTCTATAAGCTTCATTCTGATTACCTAACTCAACAACAAGCTGGGCAAACTTTTCTTCTTTGGGAGTTAGTTTTTTCATAATTAAAATGTAACAGATGGTAGTCTATCCAAGCTATCTATAATCCTTTTACGTTCTTTTCTATCTGTTAGTTTAATAGCCTTGTTGAATAACTCAACTCGTTTATCGGATTCTTTACGTTTATCTTTAGCCATTTCTAAATTAGCTCTAAGTTGTTTTAACTCTTCGTCTTCTTGTGTTTTACAACTGCCTAAAGATAATGCTATTAATGCTATTGCTATTACTGTTTTCATATTAATTGTTTTTTAATGTTATTTCTCCATTGAATTTTGTAAAAACCGAATCATCCCAACTATCACTATAATAACCTAATTTGTGCGCCCCCATTAGACTATTACATACCGTTCCCTCGTTCTCACTTATAAATAAAACTATCGAGCCTGTTAATGAAATCTTTAAAATTGGGTATTCATTTTCTTTTATTAGCTTGTCTTTTACTACTGACTTAATCATATTAATTGATTTTTGTTATTAAATTCTAATCCATGCAAAGGGCATCTTTTAACCCCTTGGCTATTTGCTTTTACTTGGTTTAATTCATTCTATAAAAATTAATTCGTTATTGATTTGATATAATCCAACTATCTCAACTGAAAAGTAAACATCAGCGTTATCTCTTTTTATTAAGATGCTGTTTATTAGTTTACCTGTATTATCTACTTCTAAAACCTCGTTTACCAATGCCTAAGGTTGTTTATTTCTCTACACACTTTCATGTACTTTTGGCATCCCTCACACTCTCTATTGCCTTTGTTTTTTTTAAACCACTTGTAATGGATGTTTAAAAGCGTTTTCCAATCCTCTAAAGTATTACTATTAGAATAATATTTATCTGTTGCGTAAGTATCTAAAATATGTTTAACAGGTTTTATATCTTTGTTAAACTTCTTTTCTTCGGTCTTTGTCATTATGATATTTTATTAAAGATAAGTATTAAAAAAGGATAAGGACTAAAAAATAGCATTGCACCTATGAAAGATAACCAAAATGATAAACAGTAAGAACAACTAAAAGGCTTGTAGTTTAGTTTGTTTTTTAAACCTCTTAACCTCTTAACTAACTTTTTAGCGTATTTGTTCTTTGGGTTCTTTAAATCCTCTACTTCGTTAACCCAAAAATCTAATAATACTATTGAACTTATAATATAAGTTATCATTTGTTTTGTATTTTTTTAACTTCTTTAAAGACTTCTTTTATTCTATGGGTTACAGTTAGCCTATCACATTTTATTTTTCTAGCTACTTGACTGTAAGAGCAGTTGCAGTCTTTGTATGTCTGTAACCATAGTTTGTCTATCTCGTTTAATCCTTTTTGAAGGTCTTTTAAGTTTAGACCTAAATGGCTTGTTTTGTTTTCTTTGAATTGATAGTCCTCAATATCTACAAAATTAATTTGTAAAGGCTGTATTAGTTTAATTCTTGTCGCTTGTCCTATCTCCTTTACTTGTCTAAAAACTATCCTGTAAATAAAGCCTTTTAACCTCTCTTTATCCTCGTTATATAGTTCCTCTGTGCGGTTGTCACTAAATAATATAATTAGAACCTCCTGTGCTACGTCTTTCACTATCGTATTATCTCTAAGTCGACAACCCTTTAAAGCAATCTTACAAGCTTTTAAAACTTCTTTATTTATAAATTCCCACACATTTCAAATATAAGGTTTTTATTTAAAAATGTATATTATTATCCTTAGGTATTTTCTCTATTTTACTTCTAAGATTGGTTAATGTATAGAAATTACCATTGATAATATAACCTATTGAGCCACCTTTTATAATTTGTTTAATTAGTCTATTTGTTTTTGAGTTATAACACTTTCCACAAGTAGAGAACTTATAGTTATTAGCAAAAGATAATTGATATTTGCAAGTGTATTTTACTGTAAATGAATACATAATAGTATATTAAAGTTAACTATATAAAGTTGTTGTGTACAATGGCGCACACTCTTAAACTAATCACACGTGCTATTGCGCCACAGTACATAACACGTGGTATAGTGCATAGCTTTAGGTTCGTGCTTAATTCAAGAGTTTGTGCGTATTTGCCCATAAATAACAATTTTTTATCCAACGCTTTTTTTTCTTACTAGTATGTGCTAGACTTATGTTTGCTCATAACTAATATTTCAACGTTTTCAATATTAAAAACTACACCATAATCTTTTTCAGAGTATTTAGCTTCAATAGTTTCTTGTTTTAGTATTAATGCAACTTCTAAAACTTTATACAAGAATTTAGGTAAGAAGTATTTATCTAAAACCTTAATATCAGATCCATTTAAAGTAACTCTTGCAAATGGTGTTTCTTTTTCAATTACACCAGTAGCATCACATTCTTTGCAATCGCCATCATTTCCACAACAAGGGCATTCACCACCACCAGAACCACCGCATTTATCACAAGTTTCAGTATCATTATCGTAAACAGTTTGGCAAGAGTATATTTTCAACATTAAGTCCTCTACATTTAAAATAGTAGATTTATCAAGTTTTCTATCTTCCATTACTTTATTAGCTTTTGGAAAATTTTCTACACCTGTATAATCAACTTCAGTAAGTTTTTTACTAAACCTAATCATAGTATGCGCATCAGTAGCATAAATTTCATTTCCTATTTGGCTTGGAAAGTGCATCTCTGGTCTTAATTCGTCTTTGCCAGTAAACATATTGGCAATAAAATCATACTTATTATTTTTCATTTCGTGTGTAATTTGTCTTCCTATCGTCAGCCATTTGCCAACGCTAAAAAATTGTTATTTATTAATTCAGTTTATAATTCAAAGTTTCGTGCATTTCAAGGCTACGCACCATACCACTATTCGTTGTATGCAATTAAAAAAGACATACAACAATGTATAAACCCAATTAATTTTTAAGGGTTCGTACTACTTCAATAGCAGTTT